GCCTGCATCAGGTAGCCCTTGTAGGTAAAGTGTATGTCCAACGTACCATAGACTAGTGTGCGGCCGAACGACATCGCGTCGAAGGTCTCGCTGCGGAAACCATAGATGGGCGTGCGGTCATCGCTGATCTCGTAGTTGATCGTGTGGGCCTCATCCAGCACATACCCCTCCATGAGCAACGTTACCTGTGATGGAGTAAAGCGGTGGGTGGCCATTATAAAAGTGTCCTAACCCTATTAGCGACGCCTGCCGGTTTAAGCTGGCTGATTGGTTCACCCATACCCTCAGCGGGCGTGCGGAACGTCAGCATCTCCTTGAGCTTCTTCCGTACGTCGTGGTGTACGAACGGCGTCATGTGCTTTGCTTTAAACGTGTAGGACATCTCAGTGTACATATCGTTCACACTCAGTACGGTCTGGAAGTCACCAATCACGATACCAAGTATAGATGCGCTCACGGAGTGCCCGTACTCGTTGTGGGCAGTGGCGACGATGTGGAACGGGGGGATGTTATCGACGAAATAGCTATTCGGGTACACCTGATCGCTAAGATCGTTCGAGTACAGCTCGAGCAGTGGGTCTTTCTTCAGCAGCGCCACCACCATCGTGCCTGCAAACGTCCTGACGCCCTTGGCGTGCGCGGTCGGCGATACCTCTCCGAGCCGTCTGACCTCAGGGATGCTACGTCTGGAAGAGATCGCCAGATCCGTAACCTCCATCAGGTCTTCAATGTACGCGTTTTGCTGCAACCCAGAGAGTTTTCTGCGGTACTCTGCGGCCAGCGTGTAGGATCCGGCGCGTTCGGCAGCAGCAATAGAGGTGGTGAAGGTGCTCTGCAACCGCTCCATATCTTCCTGATCGACCGGAACGTAGCAGGTGATTTGAAAGTCAACTCCGGCGTAGGAGTTGGAGGTGTCGAGGAGGAGGCGGTATATATTCTTCTCGTCATCTTGCGGGGGGACTACTTCGTAGGGGCTTGCTATCTTACCCGCCTGCAGCGTACGATAGGATGCTCCGCCACTGGCATCGGAGAACGGCGATTGTGTTGGTTTGGGCATTGGCTATCACGATAAAGAAAGCCCCGGGGGATGTGCCCCCGGGTGCTTAATTCCTACCTACACAGCAGAAACTACTCCGGCGTTGGCTATATCAGACACAGCCTGACTTGCATCTGGCGGTATGAAGGTCTCGGCCTTCCACGGAATCACGTCCGTGGCGACCCAGGTCATGTTCTCGTCGAGCGTGATGTCGTCGACGGAGATACCACTTCCTGAGTTGAGAACCTCCAGACCGCGGATCTCCATCCGGGCCATGTGTCCGTACTCGTTCAGCGCCGTAAGCACGACCGAGAACGGGGGGATCTGCGTTTTTGTTATCGCCGAGGCTGTTTATCCTCGACCTCTGCATGTTACCATGCAGTTCGGACCATATCATCGCCCCACCGGGGCGGCTGGCGCTCGTGCTGGTTTCCCCATAGTTGTCCCTTAGGGTACTCTCAGTGGCCTCTACACCTTCCTGTTGTTTCCAATCAGGCTTGGCTCGGGATTGTCCTACACACGTAGGATGTTCCCCGAATTCACCAGCTTTAATGTGGACCGAATCCCAATCCACATACCAAGCAACCGCGGCCTTTTTGACCCCCAGTCTGGAAGGCCCTTCGCGACCCGCTTGCGGAGTCATGTCATCCCCGGCACTTCTCCGCTGTCTCGTGGCCGAAAGCTCAGTAGTATCGGCCCAGAAGATAGCGTCTTTCCCAATACCCTCAATGAGGGCACTGCGATCGAAGACCAGGAAAATGAGCGCAAAACTTTTCAGTCTTGGACTATATCTTGACAAGATCATTGTAGTACTCCAATCTTGCCTCTGGCGTTTCATGGGCGGTGTCTACCATCCCATGATAGTTAAGGTAGGCTAGGAACTTATCTTTCTTCCTCTTTAGGAAAAGGGTGGCATCTTTATCAAAGTACATGAGTCCCATTAGTTTCAGTGAAGTCTTCTTTCTGTAGACCAGACTCCATCCATTTCCGTTTCCACTAGTCTTACGACGGAGACGTCCGCCAGGCATCTGGTAGTACTTTGATACTTTTGCTTCTACCCACTTCAAGAGTTGCCTACTCCCTGAAGTAAATTCGACACGTGGTGTTCGGTGTTTTGGCTTCGCGCCCCAGCAAAAACAACCATCCCCATCAAAATACCCGCGCAAGAAGTGTATGAAATACTTCTTATGTACAGATACTTTCTGTAGTTGGAGAGATTTGTTTGGCATCACACCTAACTCTAGTAGCCGTTCGAACATATGCTTACTGGTAAACGCCATGCGGTGACAAGTGCAATAAGCCTTTTTACCCTCAGGAAAATCATACCAACCCTCTCGCTTGGTTATGCAACTCTTGGGGATACCTAACCTATCGCACAACGACTCAAGAATCTCCCTATCCTTTTGGGTGTATGTGATCCGCCACAGCTCTACACCATCCTCTGGTCCTTGGTAGAACAGATTTCCATCTGCAACCAAGAACCCCAAGGCCCACGCCATATCGGGCGACCATCTATCAAAGTAGGTCACGTCTAGCGTGCGGATATCACCTCGGCCCCTCTTCTTCAGAGACGTTGCGAATGCCTTGAAATTAACAGACTGATAGCTGCGATTTGGAAGCATGTCATACACTTTAGGATTCCAGGAGTAGTTGTCGACCAAAGTCGTCATCTCTTCTTGTGTCCACCACTTACCAGGCATATCTTCGCCTTAACTATAGTCTCTACAGGGCTCGTCATACCCCACTGGGTGGGAGAGATACCCCTCGGTATTGCCCTTTCGGGTTTCACCGATATAAGCCAGATTTACATGCTGAGCCATTCTTCCACATCCTAACCCAGCAATTCCTCTCTTCAGATCATCCATGACTTTCGCCACGGTCTGGACTATCTCTTCATCATACCGTTGATGGCGGGCGCTCGAGCTGGTTATTAAGCAAGCTGTACTTGCTCCAGTAGTCTCTGCACCTTCCGAGGGTGTACCCTCGGCTTGGCTCAGGATTGGCATGGGATACGATCCTTTAGCTTTCCCTGAATTCACCCGCTTACGTGGCAAGAATCTACCACGGCTGAACGCCCTCGGTGAGGGGTTGCCCATCGTGTAGAGCGGCCCCTTCTCCCTCGTAACGGTGTACGAGATACCCTGGAGGTCGGAGAGGTGCGTCCCAGCAAAAGTTGCTTGGATGTCAACACCGGAGAAGCTGTTGTAGGTCCTGGAGAACTCTGAAGAAAAGTTCATCCTATTTACTCCTTTCTTAGACCTGCCCCGCCGTTAGCGACACATACGTATTGACCGTTAGGAGCTCGAATGCCGGTTGGATACTCAGGTCGATCTGCGCCTGCCCGATAGACTTCATCGCGGCCGTGATGAGCAATTCCACGTTGAACCATTCGAGAGCGCCATGACTCTGCATGATACCCAATCCTTCGTCGATCTCCTGTTCGAGTGCATTCCTGTTGGCAGCGTTGATGGGTTTTCCTATGAACCGTTCCACCCTCGCACGGACCACGTTCATCGCATCATGCGTGATACGCACCGTGGTATTGAGGTGATAGTCACTCCTGTAGTACCGACTGATGTAGTGGGCGAACGTGTTGTCCTGTACAATCACGTACCCCAGGCTCCGTACGAGTGCTGGGGCGTATCGCTGGTTGATCAGCCTGTTTGCCTGTGCTGGTGACAGCCTACGAATGGGCGTGGTACCGGGGACGTACTGATTCGTAGTGCCAATCCTAGAGGGCAACTTCGAAGTAAGTCCGGCATAAGCAGCCGCCTGCGAGTTCGGGTAGAACCCCAAGGTGGGGTACATACGAGAAGACTCGTCGTTGAAGAACCTGCTCCATTCGGGAACGACAGTGATGTACGCCCCGATGTCAACAGGTTGACTTCTGCGGTCCGTTACCACCTGACCATCCCACCTCGGAGGCGCTCCCACAGGAATCGACTCGTCGGTAGTGGCCCATCCAGCATAGGTGTCGGGGATCCCATCGTCACCAGCATCAGTCACACCATCCCACATCGTGAAGTCTGCACCGTTGACGCCCGACGTATCGTACGTCTCAAGTGCCGTGACCCACGTCTCCAACTGCGTCAACGTCGGTATCCCCGTGGGGGTCGCGACTAGCGGCGCAGGCGGTGTGGTGCCAATCATGCCGATGCACGTTTGGCTGTTGATGGAGTTCTGATACAGGAAGTTGGCCAGCTGGTACCCAAAGTTCTGCGTACCAAGCAGGCCAGTGGCGTCGATGTACGCCCCTACAGGCACTACGATCCTCACATCTGTGTTCCGCAACACACCATACAGAGCCGCAAGGCCTGCGAACCTGGAGGAACTCGTGGGGGCCACACTGAGCTTGGTGCTCAGATCGGTCCCGGTCCCTACGGGTATCGCCACAACCTCGACGTTCTGTGCTCCGGCGTTGAACGCCTCAGCGACTGCCAGCGTAAGCTCTGAAGGCTTAGCAAACACACCAGCTGGGTTGAGCGTAACACCGTCGGAGTCGTACATGTTGTCGAACAGGATGGAGTCGTCGTCGGTCTCGATGCGGACAGGTTCACAAGCGGTGACGCCAGGATTGTTCGTCACACCGAGAAGAGTGACTTTTGGAAGGGTCGGAGGCCGAGTGATCCTAAGACTTCCGTCCTGGAACTCAGCTTTGGTGCCGGGAAGATTGTCCAGCGCCATGTTGATTCCTCCAACTTACGACATTGTTTCTAACTACGTTAGCTTATACGTTGGCTACTAGTACGCCTGTACCGTCCAGGACCTCCATAGGCACAATGCCCGTGAAGACCGGCCATTTCAGCGGATCAACCGCTACGGGGCTATCATGGGACTCATCATGTGTCAGTACATCGACAGAAGCAGTAATGCTGGTAATCCTACGCATAGTGTGGGTGATGTGCTTCTCGGTACGGAAGTAGAACTCTACGGTTCTCTGGATGATATCGTCACGCCAACGGACTACCTTGGCGTCTGGTGTTCTCTGCCAGTAGAACACCTCTTGGATACCATTCCATTTGAGAACCCAAGCGTACTTCACCATGAAGCTCTCGAACCACTCCAAAAGGATGTCAGCTCTACTGTTTCTGGTGGACCACATACTGAACTGTACCACATTGTCAAAAAGCTGGCCAGTGATCGCACTCAACACGGTAAAGTCCGTGTCATCTCGTACGTACTCTCTGAACCGATGCTTCAACTCCTTGTTAGGACCAAAAGGTTTCTTATCCAACGAGCCCGGCATGCGCTCCGTAACCCTGCAGGTTATGGTGTCGGTGAAGCTTGCCGGGTTCCTTTCAAGCTGTGAAAGTGGATCAAATACGTAGCTATGTGCCATGTTGGCAGGCTGTCCTTTGAAGAACGCAACCCTGTCTGTCTCTGCAAACCTCAACCTCCACCGTTCTTCTGGCACATGCGGTCCCGCGACTCTAACTCTGCCCGTTTTAACCTCACGGAGCTCACCCTGGACGCGCTTAACCAGCTTCTCTACCCATTCTATCACAAATTCAGCGCCGGTGTCAATGCATTTAACCTTCTGCCCCTTCGATAGATAGACAGCAAAGGGAAAACGGATCATGTGCGGATCACTCTCCCTCTGGTAGTGGAAGCCCTGGTAGTCCTGTAGGCACTCATCGATAAACCCCATACCCTCATCGACGTCTGCACCGCCGTCCCTCTTCTGCTTGGCCGTACGGTACATATCACCAACAGGACCAACCTCCTCCTTGTAGGCGAAGATACCAAGGTCGTCCCAGCTTTCTAGTGTTCCATCTTTTCTCACTACTTACCCATCACTCTCTCACGCGTCAACGCCACCCAGTACTCGATCCGGCCCTGCTGGTCACGGTAGGCGTGGACGTACTTTATGTCGTGGATCCGCTCGATATGGTAGGGCTGTTCGGCCCCACCGGAGGCGTCGATCGTAACCTCTATGACCCGGTCGGCTTCCGAGATAGGATTGTTGTACTTGAAGTAGAACACGTTGTCTCCGACGATCAGGTCTCCTAGATCGGTAGGCTTCTTCGGATTGAGCCCGAACGTACCAAATGCTGGTCTACGCCGCGTCTTATACCGATGGTCCAGATAGTAGTAGCCGTAGCCGTCACAGAGAGGGCAGTATGCACTACCCTCATCGTACTGGCGGTCTACGTAGCAACTGCAGCGCTTGCTGGTACGTTTGCGTATAAACACCTCATGTCCCCTACTGTCTAGGAGGGCCGTGACGTTCACCCTGATGTCGACCTCGCCCGAGAACAGGCCGATCTCACTCCAGGGGCCGCTGCCAACTGTAGATGTCTCCCACGCCATAATCTATCCCATAGGTGTTTGTGCCTGGTTGATGGCATAGCCCTTATTGAGCGTCATGTCTCTGATGTCGTTGTACTTGGCCATGAAGGTCGCGGCCGAGACGAGAATCTTGTCGTTGTTGAACGCAAGAATCGTCTTCTTGTACTCCGGGGTGTCCTCGAACCAGAACACCAGCTTTGTCTTGTTCCGGCCGCCGACGTCCTTGGTCGTGGTATCGACGAGCTCCAGCGGCTCGATCTTTTCCAACGTCCCGTCCTTGTTGAGGATGTGCTTCGGCGACATGAACACTGAAGCTTGAATGATCGATGTGGTCGGTACGGGCTTTTTAGCCATTGGTCTCTCCTTTAGTCTAGAGGTAGCGGTTGATATTGTCGACGTCTTTGTCACCCAGCGAGTACGCCAGGTCTAGTGTGAAGATTTCTGCGCGGTCTTCCTTCGAACCAACCAGCGGGGTCCGCCTGAGCATGAACCGGTCCCACGTGCGGTAGCGGAAGCTACCCCTGCGGGTGCTGCTCAGGTAGCCCTTGATGGCCGTCATGGCGATGACCGAGCCCGAGATTAGTGCGGAGTACTTCTCCAGACACTCCAGTGCGTCCTTGAGTGCGTACACGTACTCAGGTCGTACAGGGGCGTTGCGGATCGAGAAGTCTCCGAGTGTCTTGTCCTGTCCCAGCGATAGCTGTGCGGCCAACGTGAGGACGTTGATGATGTCGACGATGGTCTGACAGTACACGTACCGGCGGTGAGCAAACTTAGGTTCTGCTACGTCAAATGATCTGCCCGCCATCTCCCATACGTCGATGGAGTTCTTGTGGATGACCTGTGCGATCGTGGAGTCGTACAGCGTGTTAACGGCTGGGCCCAAGGCGAGTCGGACCGCATTTACCCCAACGTACTGCGGGAACATATCGGTGATGAAGTATGCAGAGTAGTCGTCGGCCATCGTCGCCCCCGAGAGGGCCTCGATTGAGGACGATACGGCAACCGTTACCTTGGTATTGTACAGGAAGGGATCGGATCCTTTGGTCCACGTCACAGTGTTACCTGAGACGGAGAGTGTGCCGGTGGGTACGGTACCGGTGTCGGTATCGGGGTCGAAGTCGATAACGCCATCGAGATCTTCGTCCTCTGCGTACAACACCGACAGTCCCAGGATGTTCTCCTGGGTAATCGTGACTAGCTCGTCTACATTGATCGTCGGGTCTAGTGCTTGGTTGAACGTCAGGACGATACCGGTGGTGGTGATGTCTACGTCGTACGAATACGCCGTGGGAGACATCGAATCCAACGTAAGGTAACCAGTCGTGGCCGGTTGCTCTGCAAGCGGGTCTGTCTCCCGGATCGGACCGACGCGGATGATGTCAGTACGAGCCGCGATCTCTTCCAGCGATACAAACCTCTCCTCTCCCGTACTGAAGAGGATGGTGACATCTGCCGCCAGGTACTCCCCGCCTACGGACTGAATACGGCCCGCAGGATTGTCAGCATCTCCAGAGAGGAGGATCCGGTACGACATGTCCTCTAGGAAGTTTCGCTCAGGAACGATCGTAACCACAGCACCCGAGACGGTGAAGGAGCACGATACGGCCTCGTATGTAGTACTACGGAAGATCGTGACGGTGCCGCTGTTGATCGACGTTGCTTCGATCGAGGTGTTGAAGGCCAGTGTTGGATTAACCGTAGTGGCTACTGCGGTAGCGCCATCTGCGGGAGAGGACGAAGATAGAACCGGTACGGCCATTGCTCAGTCTCCTGTGACGACGATTAGCCCAGAGTTGCCAGACGACTCCTTTTTAGCCGAATCTGCCTCCTTGACCTCTTTGAGCAACGCAGAAATGTCGGTCTTGGGAAGTTCGATCACCGAGACGAGTTCACGATCAAAGGAATCCAAGGTAAGCTTCACGCCCTCCTCGGTCGTGACGACCGAACAGATCGCCTCGTACGCTCTGTCGTAGATTCGGCCCGCCGCCTCTGGGAACTCTGTGATCGTCTTGTCCTTCCTACCGTGGGAGTTCGCTACCTCTACCAGCCACACAGCACAACGTTTGGCATAGTAGGTGTCGTCGGTCTCCTTGGCGATGTTAACGTACTCAGTTAGGAGGGAGGTTATCTGCTCGTACACGGTTTGTGGGTCAGAGAAGTCTGCCGAACCCAATTCCTCTTCCAGAGCAGCATTGATAGTCTTGAGTAGATCTCCGAGCGCCATAGTGTTGCCTTTCATAGAAAGTTAAGGCTGCCCCGGTCGCCCAGGGCAGCCCAACTTAGTCTTCTAGGTGACTACCCTACACAATTGCGTCAAGGAAGCCGGACCCGACCGGGAAGTTGGCCATCGACTCGAAGTCGAAGCCCTTCGCGGTAGAGACGTTGCGGGCAATCAGGATACCCTCACCCTGGTTGTTCAGGGCAAGACCGTACCGCTCGCGGATCTTGATGCTCTGCAGGTCACGGGAAGGATCGTCCCACTTGTCAGTGGTCGGAGGCTCGTCCGTGATCAGCACACCAAGCTCCCCTCGGTCGCACAGAATCACGTCGGTCGTGTTCAGTGTGTCGTTGTACGTCACGTAGGGCGTGACCAACATCGAGAGGTTCGCACCGAACAGCTCGTTCGGGTGCGGAGCGTACGTGGTAGACTGGTTGATCGCGCGGTTCGTGGCACCACTCGCGCCGGAAGGTCCAAGGTTGGGACTTCCGTAGGAGATGTTACCAGGACTGCCCTGGGTGGTCTGGTACATCGCCGCTCCGTTCTGGAACGCCCACGACCGAAGGGTCGAGTGACGCGCGAACAGGAGCCAGCCAATGGGGTTGACGATGAACGTGTTGGGGATGAATCCCCGCTGGACGAGATCTGCGTACATGACGAAGATGTCATCCTCGGTCATCGTGTCGTTGCCAGCGGTGTTGAAGTCACGTCCCGTGGTCGATCCGTGGAGAGAGACTCCACCGGAGTTGTCGAAAGAAGCGGTCGCGGCGTTGAGGATCAAGTTCGAAACCTTCTGCTCCTTCAGACGTATGAGTGCGCGCCCGGCAGCCCTCAGGTGCAGGCCAACAATGTCAAACACCGAGTACCGGATGACCTCGTCCGTGAAACGGACTTGGATACCCGACTTCCCGACGGATGCCGTGATGGTTCCTGCAAAGTCGAGCTCCCTAGCGGGATAACGCTGTCCGTAGCCGATGTCGGCCGCTTCCATCCCGCCCGCCGAGGGGAAGGTGATGGTGGCACCGGAGTAGCGAATCTCCTGCAGGAGACCGGTGAGCACGATAATCGGCTCAACAGCTTCGCGCACAACCTGCGACACGATAGTGGGGAGGAGCATCGGATAGTCATTGGGGACCAATGCATCCGAGGCCATCTCGCCCTTCTCGATCGCTTCTCTTATCTTCTCACGCTCCGACGCCGACGCGCCATCGAGCATACTCACGAACTCCTGGTAGGAGTACCTGTCCTGCTCGAGACGGAGATCGGCTGCCGTACCATCGACGTAGCCGTTGTTGGTGAGAAGGGCCTGGCCTTTTTCCACTTTCCTGCGGAATTTGGCCTTGTCGAACACCGACTGAAAACCGTCTTTTCCAGCACCTTCACCAAGGAGGCGCTGGACGGCGGCGTCGGCGTGCTTCTTTGCCTCTTCGGCAAGCATGCTTTCGAAATCGCTCATCTTTTCCTCCTTTAGGCCAAGGTGATGTTGATCTTCGCGCTGGTCGTGGTCCCGGTATGATTGAGGTGGGAGGCGATGCCATCTGTGTCAACACCCGGAAGGTTCAAGCCCTTCGTGGTAAACACCTTGTCAAGCCCGCCACGGGCAACCACTGTCTCAACGCGAATCACTCGGCCGATGATCTGATCGACGGAATCGGCGGCAATGTAACGAACAGTGACGCCGAGGGAGGCAGGCATGGGAACCACAAGACAACCGCTTGCGAGTCCTCTACCGGCTACTCCAGTACCCTTTTGATCCGTGGTGCGGATGGGGATCTCGATGAACTTGTCGCAGGTAAGGGTGATTACGTCCTGCATCTGAAAGTTCAGAGCACGGTTGCGGTACACGTCTGAGTAACTGGCATTCGGCGCGTACCCGATGGGCAGGTTAGCCGCGTCCTGCGTCGCAGACAGTCCTGCGACGGTCACGAGATTCGTGAGGTTGTTGATGTCCTCTACCTGATATGTCCGTTCAGGGTTGTCGGCGTCGAAGACGTCCTGGGCCGTATACGTGATGTTGGCAGCGGTGCCACCATTTGCATACGTTACGTACCCACCCTGCGCGGCCATGGTAGAGTTTGCTAGTATCACTCCAGCATAGTGCACATACGGCATGTTGTGTTTGTAGTCCACGTCCACTACCGGAAGGTATTGGGCCGGATACAACTCCAGAGCGGGCTCTGAAGATTCACTGATCTCGTTGTAAAAACGAGTGCGCCGTTTGTACCCAGGAGGAATGACAATTGTCCTAGAGGTGGTAAGTGCCATCTACTAGGTCCTCCTAAATTAGTCTAAGAACTCTTGTTTGGTTTGATCCTTCTTTGACAGCCGCCTTGAAGTACGCTCTCTCTCCCTCAGCTCTGGTTGTCCGCCCTGGACGGAGTCATCCTTGAGGTCTCCAGCCTTGTCGGGATCCACGGCGGGCGCATCACTAGAGAGGTCGCCCAGCAGTTCCATACGGAGGTCGGAGATGGAGTCGAGGAGTGATTCCATGCTACGAGGAGAGAATTGTTCCTTCAACGCCTGTAGGTCTTTTGTCGTCTTGCAGTCGACCACCTCGGGCTTGTTCAGCGCCAGCTTCAGATCGAGAAGTCGGCTAATGAGGAGCTCGCGGTTGGCCCGCTTGTCCGACAGAGACTGCGTACGAAGCCGTTTGACCTCGTCCTCCCTGCCGCCAAGCGTGGTTTTTAGGTTGTCCACTTTCTTCGTAAGTCCCTTAATCTTATCCGTTAAGGTACTGATGATGACGTCTTCGTCCGCCCCTTCGGTGCTGGCAACACCATCGGGGGCCTGCGGGGTTTCGTCCGAACTATCGGCGTCTTCCTGCGCAGCACCATACACCTCTGCCCTAAGGTCGAGACAATGCTTGATTTTCTCTTTGAGATCCTCAGCATCGTCGGTCTTCTCCAGAAGCTTGTATGCGTTCTCGACCTGCTCCTTAGTACCCGCGAGGAAAGTCCTGTTGGGTCCGGCGAAGTCGAGAGTGTTGATTTGTTTACGTGCGTCTGCAGAGGGTACTGCATCAGGATGGGGAAGGTCGGCCTTCCACCCCTCTGTACGTTCTACGTCTGCAGCCTCAGTCGCTCCAAGCTCGACGATGAACTCACCCTCCTCGTTCGGCTCTTCCAGCGCATCGAAGTCCTTCTCGATGCCAAACTGTGACCACTCGTCCTGATCCTTCTTCTTCTCGGGTTTCAGGTCGGGGTACTTCTTGTACACGCAGTCTTTGATCGCCTGAGGCTTGGGGGCGTTGTGGGCGAGCTTGATTGCAGATCGGCCACGTGCCTCGGTTCCGATCGGATACGTACCGTCGGGTGCTCCACCGTCGGGGCCGCAGAACGGGCCGTCAGCCTTGGAGTACTTACCGGCGTTGGAGCCGCCCGGACGCTTCTTCGGATCGGTCTTGTCGATCTGATACGTCCAGGCAAAGTCCTCAAGAATGTCGTCGAGGTCTTCGTCCTTGACCTCAGCACCATCGTCATCGGCGTCTTTGCTGACGAAGCCCAGGATCTGCTTCGCCAGGGTTGTGATGTCATCGTCCTTTGGGTTCTCTTCGAAAGTCTTCGAGATCGTCGCGCCCCTTGAGTTCTCCCAGTTCGTCGGGTCATCGCTGGACATGCGGATGTAGAGGTTAATCTTATCCTCTATCCGTCCCAGAAGGTTCTTCTTTTCAGTCACGTCGTCGTCCTCCACTTGTTCATCCGGTGAACTATCACCGAAATGTGTGAGACTGGAGGGCAGGCTGATAAGGCTACGCACCTTAGCCGGGCCGTCCTTCGTACTAGCGTCGTCGAAAAAGTTGAATTGCTGATTCCCGCTGGCATCCATGATGACAAACTCGGTGAGTGCGGGAGAGGTTCGTAACTCTGGGGCCTCCACCTTGGCGTCAGACGCGATGGACATGCCGGTCACGCCCGATTGGGGTGCGGCAGGAGCGTTCACGAACGCTATGTGGTCGTACACCCCAGGGGGCATAATTAGAAAGGCTGTCATCGAGACAGTCTCGTCGTCCTCGAGTTCTACGTCGTAAGACTTACCGGGAGCGTGCCTACACGGTCCGGCTGTCTTCCAGTCCTGTCCGCAGATCGAACACACCGCGGCCAGCGGTGCATGGCAGGTCGAGGTCGTCCCCCACCTGCCGTCGATGACCTTCTCGATGTTCTCTCGGCCCATTATGATCGCATCGAGTGCGATATAACCAGAGCCACGAGAACCAGCTGACTCGGGAGTCTTGTAGTCGTTGTCGAACTGAGTGCCATCGTAGAGTTTTAGGTATCGGGCGGCGATGACGCGCCCTACCGGTGTGTCCTCATCGTCCTGGAACAGCCCACCCTGTTTGGTATGCTGTGGCAGTACCGGGCGCTTGTAGTATTGGATCCACGTCCGGGTGGCTCTTCGCATCGATCGTCCGGGATAGACGCGCTTGTTCGTGAGTACGCCAGAGAAGGTGGCGTCCATCGTCACCTTCAGAACCGGCGTCTTGGCCTTCTCCAGCGCCGCCATGATGTCTGGATCGACGTACTTACCCTTGGTACCGTCGAAGCACGACAGGGGGGACCGCATAGAGAACGTCGAGTAGTCGAATACAGAGTCGAAGCCGATCATCTTGCCTGCCTACTTAGGGGCCTTGGGTGCTTTGATGGTCTTTCCCAGTGCCTTCAGCACACCCTTGTTGAAGTTCTTCTGCGCCTTGAGCTGCTTGTTTACGTCGGCGTTTACGGCTTTCCAATACGCCTCTTCCTGCTTCTTTCCGCCTCCGCGGGTGAATCCTCCGCCTCCGGTAAGGGTATGGGGTACGTGTCCAGCCATAATTTCCTCCTATGGAATATAACTCAACGTATCTATTATCGCTCAGAACGTAAGGCCAGTCAACACCTGAGTTAAGAATTTTCTTTTATTTCTACTTCGAGACTTCCGTAAGTCGTGTTGTATAGGTCTTGCCGAGTTTTGTCTTTTGTCAGTATTTGTGCACGTAGCACCCCGTAGGCGTGTGCGATGTCCAACCACGAAGATGCAAGGCGAAGCACTTCGTCTGTTACGATTTCTTCGACAATCGATCGGTCCATCTGGGTTTGGGCATCGGCGAACATATCGGACATGCCATCGAAGAGCTCGGCCAGCCTCGCCTCTAGCAGCATACTAAACCCGTTGTTGATGTTAGTGCCCACGTAGAGATCCGGGGCTATTGAGGCAACACCGTCGCTGATCGTAGGTAGGCACAACTCCACCCCTGCTTGGGCGAGGCCCGTCGACAGCTTCTTTGCATCACAGTCAGAGCTGAGTAGTTTGCCGACCTGCGTCCGCAACTCCTCCTGTAGGTACCGCTGATCGTTCTTCGTCTGTGTCTTGGCGGGCTTGGTACCGGATGCGTTGGTCGGCTGGTTTCGGTTCGTCGTAGCTGACTTCGACCCCAACCCGGAGCTTTCGTCGACCGCCCCTATCAACGCTATCTTCTTCGCTACACGATCAAAGAACATATCCTCCTCCTGTCCTGGCTCTATCGGTCGTTGATCTGCCATCGTTCTGGCTTCGGTACGTGTGAACATATGTCCCTGGTACATCGCCATTGCGTGGTTGGCTATCTTGAGCCGGTTGTCGATATCGATCTCGTGGAACTTGAACTCCACCATGTTCTCCGTATCGAGCGGAAACCCACCCTCCAAGAGTAGCTGGTTAAACAACCTGTACGTCAAGAAGTGCTCGATATGCCGTTGGAAGTCCTTGCAGCGCTCTTGGAAGCCGTAGCTGAGCTGCTGAGCTGTTGAGCGATTTGCGGTCCCGCCACGACCGACATCGATGTCGGACAGGTACACACCAAACTGCACCCGCTCCTTGTAGTTGTCCATGAACGGTTCCAGTTTGAGGGCGTGCTTCTCTGCACCAACCACCTTGATCTGCACCTTTTCTGAGGTGACGAACGCCGACTCTGTCGCCATCCTCTCGAACTCCTTCTTCACGAACTCTACCTCGTCGGTCCCATCGGGCATCCGGCCCGCCGGGTTCTTTTCGTTACCAACGACGATATGGTAGGTCGGAAAGGCGTAGGTGTGGATGAGCAGGTCGGATAGTTCCTCAATGTTTCTGAGGCTCCGGATGTCGTCGAACACCGGCAGATAGTCTGGCGTACCGAGGACGAAGCCGGTCGTGCGGTTCCGGTACAGGTGGAGGATGTTCTCGCGCTCATACACCTTACTGGTCGCACCCTTCTCGTTCCAGTAACCGGTGCTGTTGAAGCTCACCACCTCCTGCTTCCACTGGGTGACGTTGTTGTACTTATCCACCCGTGGCTCCAACGAGGTTGGATCGATCAGGAACAAGCCCGCTATGGGCTCAACATCCTTACCGTAGAGCTTCGTGGGCTTTCCCGACGAGAACTTAACGGCCCTGCGCATGTACAGGAAGGCGTTGTTGTACTTAACGAAGTTCCGCGTGAACTCTGGCAGTATAAGCTCGAACGGCTGCGACGTCACCAACGCCATATCCATGAGGCGTTTTCTGATGTAGGCTCGGGCACGGGGGTTGGCACTCCTGAAGTACCATCCGCAGTTCAGGATCTTCTCGGTGTACTTGTTGATGGACATCTTGAGTATCGCCTCGGTGTTCTCGGCCCGATCGACCTCAGCCAGATCGTACTCTGGCTTGGCCCATCCGGATGAGTTCCTGTCCTTGGGATACCCGAGGGCGAAACTCTTGAGGACACGGACGATCACATTCGGTAGGAGCCGTGGCGTCGACGGTATCGGAGTAAGCTCAACTGGGGCTTGTATCAGCCCGTTATCGGCAACCGGGGCATCTTCCACACTAGGAGAGCGGGAAAATATCCTTCTTAGGTATGTCCCTACTACGCTCATTGAGTTCCCTGACAAAGGCGTCAAATTGTTTTAGGTCACTACCAGTAAGGCGCTTCCTGCACTCCTCCTGGTCAATCTTCTTGATCTTACCATCTGCGACCGCAACGGCCTCGTTGGCATCGGTGAAGGTAACGCCGTTCTCCAACACATAGGGTGTTTCCATCGCAAATGTCGAATAGGGGTCGTCTGTGTCTGTCGTCGTCAGCACCAACGTATCCGGCAGTGCTCCCAAGACGGTGTTCGATACCCGCGTGATCTCTTCCACCGTAGGCGAAGATGTATCTTCTGCCGAGCACAGCTCGGACTTGTCCGCTGCCGCCATCACCATATCGAGAATCGCTATGTATCTGCGGATCTTTTTCAGACTACCTACGCTGCCAAGGTGGGCCAGGAAGGTTTTGTCCATTACCGTTAGGGCATCAGCGTATTTTAGCACGAACTGCACGACCTTGTCAAGGTAACCCCGGGCCCAGTCGGAGATGAACGTCAGGATCTCATCCACAGGCGTACATGCCGCGACCAGCTGTGCTGTTTCGTCGTCAGCCACATACCCCCAGAGTTTATCCACAAACTTGTCATACCCCTCCATGAGCTCCCACAGGAGGCGTGTCGAAGCTCGCTTACCCAACGTCCAGCTCTGGTTCATATACCCGGTGGCGACATAGTTGAGGTCGACGGAGAGACCGTCAATGGCAGCGTTGAGTACCGTTCGAATTGATCGTATCGTCGGTAGGTCCATACCGCCAGCGATACGAATCAGGCAGCAAATCGTGTCCTGCGTCTCTTTCCACGACAGCACCGCTGCTGCTTTGTTGATCAGGCCGTTGGCGTTGGCGATCTGCGCCTCATACACCTCCAGGGCCTTGATGTTAGGTTGGCCCGGCGTAACGTGTCTAGATAGGTCGGACCTCTGTCCACCCATGAATTTGCTCGAACTGAGTAGGTTGCCAATAGGCGTGTCGGGGCCAGTGAGGGAGGAGGTGTCGAAGGATCCATCAACCTCTGCTGGCTCCTCGAACTCTGGGGCCTTTACGTCCATCACCTCAACGATAGCCTCGATGTCTCCCCCCGTCGCCTTGATGTCCGGAATGAGCTGCCACTCCTCCCAGCCTGGATCTCTAGTCTCCGCCAGGTAGTTCTGCACGTAGTCGATGATCAACCGATAGTCCCCGGGGTTCTTGTACAGCTTGGCCAGCTTGTACGCCCGCATGTTCTCGAGCAGTGCAAGGGCAGCGGCCTTAGAGGCATCGATGTCTGTCTGGCTGACGTTCTCAAACCCGGGCTGGTCTACGAAGTCATCGGAGATCTCATCCTCCAGTAGGTTCGTCACCAATAATCGTGTAATCACGGAGATCGCAATCGCTATGGCAACAGACGCAACCTCTGACCCACTGGGTTGTTTGCCCGCCGTCTGTGCCTGTGTATCGATGTTATCCGTACCCTTATTGAGCAGCTTCAGCATGATCAGCGTAAATGCCTGCGAGGCCATGTAGACGGCGTCGCTCTTGTTCATACTCTCGGTCTTCATCGTACGCGTAGTGGCTAGGACGGAAGCTGCGGTGGCGGCATCTCCGGGCAGGACGGCCAACACGTCCTCGTCTATCGCCTCCTTCTCCCGCTGCAGATAGTCCAGCGCCTCCAGGTACAGGCGTAGTTCGATAAACTCTCCGGCCGAGCCCTCTCTCTTCCTCCGCACCGCCGCCCTTACCTCCCGGGCATCTTCCGACACCGGTACGGTGCGCCGCGCAGCTAGCTTAGACGCCCCCTCTAGCAGCGTCCGGACCTTCTCCACCACCTTCTTAGCAGACACCTTGACGTCTTTGGCCCGATCGAACACCGCTGCCGATGTCGGTACATCCTGTTTTCGATCCGTCTGTAGCAGACGACGGTCCTTCCGGTACTTAGTCTCGAATAGCTTACCGAGTTGTTCAGCTCCAGCCATAAAATTCTCTGCTAAGGCCCCCCTGTCTTTGGCAGGGGAGGATGTCAATTAGAACTTACTCCTCTTGGTCGGTCTTAACGCCTTACGCAATGATTTTAGATCTGCCCGCACCGTCTGGCTGGCCGGTACGATACCTCCGCGGTTAGCTCCGAACAACCGGAGTTGTTTCTTCGGAACCTCTTTCCCTTGGTTATTGTCCTTACCGTCCTTACCAGGACTACCCGATCGGGTGAACTGCACCATCCGGCTGCTGTTGGCGAACTCTGTCTCGTTCAGCATGAACACCAGCAGCGTTAGGTTCCACGCCGTCAGGGTGTGGTCGTATCCCTGACTGTACACGGGGCGGCCGTCGGGAGAGACTCTTTCTTTTCGGTACGACCGCACCTGGTGAACCAGCCCCTTGCCCTTCTTACTATCCTCGGACGCCGGGAACTTCTGCAGCCCACGTTCCATTATCTGCACCGACCACTCCACCATGAGGGGCTTGATGTGCTTCTTCAGATCCGCACCCGTAATGGCATCCTTGACGATCACCTTGGAACTCATGTTGTACGCGAACATCTTTTCTTTCAGGCCCGTCTGGGGGTACTTGGCCCCGATGATCTTCAGCAGCTCCTCATTGGTCGAGCCATACCCGGCGTCGAGCCCTATATAGGTCGGCATCCACAGCTGGTTAAGCTCAACGATACGATCGATCGACTTCAGCTGGGTGTACTCGCCGCCCTTGACGATATCCTTTGCGACGATCTTGAACGCCTCGGTCTCGGGATCGTATTCGTTTATCACGATGTGCGTTCCATGTATGTGGTCGTTCCAGTCGACCCCCATCAGGTACATTCGATCCTTATTGGGTACGCACGTATGCAACTCATACGTACCGATAGCAGCATCGACGTACTTTTTCTGGAACACCCCCTCGGCCTCCTCGCCAAACATGGCGAGCATTTCCCGTTGGTAACCACCGAAGGTGTACATCTTACGAAACCTTGTATCGGTCTCTTCGGTGTAGCGGGGGGACTCGTGGGAGACTCTCCAGAACTCTTTGAACCCAAGGTCTTTTATCGTGCACACTTCGTGGAAGGTTTCGCGTTTACCCGTAGGGGTGGTGGAGAAGTTTATTGAGCACGCTGGGTGCGAGGCCTGTATGGCTATGATGGCCTCTAAGTCATCCTTCGTCAGCAAGTCACTCTCGTCCAAGATAATACAGTTATGGGACATCATGCCTGCTGCCATGTATCTGTTTTGTGCCCCAGACTGTAGGTTATAGACATCCGCAGTACCAACGGACCTACGTATTGATTTTTGAATTGGAAGTATTACGTAATGATCTTTCCAGTAAAAGAACTCTACCAACTCACTTACAGTCTTTCTCTCCGTAGAGAAGAGGGGATGGAAACGCCGCCTGTTCCACTTGACCATGTCTACAGATATACCAGTTCTTTTTGATATCTGGGATTGTATTCCTGTCTCGCCAAGAACTATACGATTGTCTTTCCAGGTCTTCAGATTGTATATACGTTCGTACCACCTGTATAGCCGCCAGCAGTTAGCCTGTATGGTCTTGTTAACGCTGTAACAAAAGCCTACAGCCTCAACGTACCTATCAATATTCTCTCTGGAGTTGGTAACACGGAGGGTACCTATCCAACGGTCCTCGTCCCCTTCCTTGAAGTACTTTGTCTCTGGTCTCGATGTTTTTATGTCAAGATCGTTAAGGAGCTTCTCTACATCATCAAACCAAGTATCAATCCACTCCTCTTTAGTAGACCGCATATTCATTTCGATTACCCGGACTGTCTTGTCGTTTGCTGCATAGGCAACCCCTGTAGCTTCTGCACTAAACAAGCCAGATAGAAATGCAGCTTTTATGTAATTGAAATTTCCTTTTACCCAATCTGGAACCCTAAGAGGTTGATATACCTTCTTCCCCCTGGGCGCAATCCCGATAAGGAAGTGGGTGGCGTGTGTGGAGCAGAACTCAGACACCCACCCACGAATACCCTTCTCTTCATTAGCTTTATATGTTGTGGTAATTTTATGTTTCTGATCACCGAGAATACAAAGGTCCTCTGTGATCTGTTCCAGATCCTCTTTCTGCCCGGCAAAACCAGATATTGGGGTACGTCTCCTCTTAGCGCTCTTAGTACCCTCTCCGTCTATAAACCCATCTCCATAGGAGTACCCTGCTAGACGGGCGCGAATCACAGCCCGACCGAATGTGAGGTCTCGATTGGCAAGAGATACAACTACCTCCTCTGCGTCTTTAGCAGGGACATCCTTCTTACCATTAAAGAATGGATGCTCTGGCGTACAGTGGGCACAGGTCAGTGGTGTGGATAGGGATAGCACGGGCTGCTCTGGTCTTTTTACCAGGGCCTCTATCTCTCCAATATGAAAGCCAGCACGTCCACCACCGAACACAGTGTGATCCAGAGTAAGTGTTTCTATTGGTCTTGTAGCAAACTCGCTGACGTTGACCGCTGTACCCGCAACAAAACAATCTGCATCTTCGCCACGAATCTTCTCTGACTTATTGCCGCTCTTCACACCACTGGTGAATCCTTTTATTATGCTTTTATTAGTAAATGAAACTGACTGTGGATTTTTAATGTCTGCCAATACAGACTCTCTAACTGAATCATTTCTATCGATCATGTTCCTAAGCACACCAAAAAGGCGGTCTACTTGTGCTTCATACGGTGTAATAACCAATATTGTATATGCCTCGTACGCCTTCTTTCCAGGCCGTGTGAGTGCCTTGTGTAACATGTCCACACAGAGAGCATCGGACTTTCCCGATCTGCGGCCCCAGCGGCACACTTTAGCCAGCGCTGAACATTGCAAAAATTGTGCCTGATACCACTCGGCGTACCAGTTCAGTGTGAGCCCGGCCCACATAACCGGATCCAGCGTAGCCCGGGTGTACATCGCTTCGTCTTTGGTCATCCCCCTCTTTTCTAGGTCCTGTAGCTGATCAAGGACGCTTCCCTCACATAGGGGCTTAAAATTCCCCCACCGCTTCTTATACTGCGCCCTACATAGCTCGCAGAAGTTCTTAGAGCGCCTTCCCAACAACCCCTCTTCGTACTCTTCGTAGTCTGCGCCCAAGAGATCTTCGAGTATATCTAGCGAGATTGGACTAAATTCAATTACCATTACATACCTATTCCGGAAAAGTTATTGTAGGCCGTACTGGCTCTGACGTTCCGCCCGGCCGACCACGCACCGAGGAGTCCGCCGATCGGACTACCTATGCTGACACCGGCCATCGCACCTGCGGCGGCACCCATTCCGACCATGCTGCCCGCGCCCATTGTGCCAAACTGCTCTGCATACGACAGGAAGGCGTTCACACCACTTCCGCCGTGCGCTATAGGGTTGATGGCCATCTTGGGAATCCGCGAGCCGAACCACATCGCGTGCTTCTCTGCAAAGCCCTTAATGGCCTGTCTGCCATAGGGGGTTGTGAGCCCTAGACCGACCGCAGCACCAACCGCACCCAGCGCGAGTGCGCCTTTGATCCCACCGGTGATGGATCCTTTGAGACCTCCACCGATACCGGCGACGGCCCCCCTGGGCTCTCCGCCAGATCCTACGAACCCAACACCGCCTGCGATGCCACCACTGACGGCCATCTCGGTCAGGATCCGCCGCGGGGTGAAGGTGGAGCGCATAAAGGCTAGTGCGCCGCCCACTGTGGGGTCCATTGCTGACATCACTGTACCTCTCTAAGTCGTTTGTACATAAGGACTAACGGTGTGCAAGTCTTGCTTCGCCGCCCAAGCTATTACGATACCCGCCCATCCCGGATTCGTGTATCGCCTGCAGTCCTGCCTGCCGCATCGTCGCGGCCTGTCGGGTGTCGACGAACCTCGTTGCCGTGGAGGGTCCTTGGTCTCTCAGCTTCCGACCCACATCCGCTAGGGCGTTGAATCCGCCCACAGCCATGTCCAGGAACATCGGCGCTAGGTTGCCGTACATGAAGTAGTTAAGACCGACGTTGAGCGCTCCCGCTCCGAGCGCGGCGGCTGTGGCTCTAGGTACGGCACCGGGCAGAACGGTTGCTGCTTTCCCAAAGCCCCGTGTCAGTCTTTTCTGGGCAGCAATGTTTGCTGCGCTCCATCTTGCACCAAGACCGCCCCTGGTTCCAAAGAAGGCCTTCCAGGTCTTGCGTTGCATCTTTCGGCCAAACGACCTCTCGAAACTACCCTTACGGGATCCGAATCGCCACGAACCCTCAACGAGTCCCTTACCGGCTGCTCGACGTGCAGCGTAGGCCTCGGTTGCTGCACCGAAGCCAAACGTCTGGAGCTTGCCCGCTCCGAGCATTGCCCCACCGAATAGTGCCAGCTCTAGCATATTACCTACCTGTTGTAGTGCATGGCTAATCCTAGCCCCGCAGTGTTGTTGTGATTGCTCGACATCCCGTAGACTTCGCCCCACGAGCCCTCTCCGACCCTGGAGGGTCGATCTCCGGCCAACATGTGACGTAGTACCCGGCCACCACTACGAAGGCCCGCCGCGGCAACACCGGCACCGATTATCGCCGCCATCGGGTGCCGCATCGCCAGCCCCATCACACCGCCACTCATGTTGCGCAGCCGGGGTCCGGTCAACGCACCCATCGCGGTACCGAGCATCGCAGCTCCTCCGGTGCCGCCGACGAGCCCACCAATGGCTCCGCCGATCAGCCCACCAGCGGCACGCACACCCATTCGGCCACCAGCGCCTACGGCGGCATCGCCCATCATGAGCGCAGTGCCCTTGGCGGCTTTGGAGCCGATGCCGAACATCATCTCCGCGCCTCCACCAAGGATTCCGGCCGCGGATAAACCAGCCTTACCTAAACCACCGGCGAGCGGGCGAGCAAAGGCAAAGCCTGCGGTACCGGCGGCTAAACCAACACCACCACCGATAGCTGCGCCTGTTGTCATCCCGCCCGGACCCCCCTGGGTGAGACCGATGAATCCGCCAAGACCAGCACCGGCAGCTCCGCCAAGTAGGGCGAACGGCGATGCATGGGCGGCCCAGGCTGCGCCGGATCTGAAGGCACTGCCGGGGCCAAAGTGCAATCCTGTAGAGACTCCTCGGTAGTTCATCCGGCCAGCAACTTGCTTATTAAACACACTTTGTGAAATAAGTCGTCCACCCAACCCGCCTGGTGTACCCTTGGGGTATCGTGGGCCATATTGTGCGTAGTTTGCCATTAGCTAAGTCCGTACCACGTACCTAGTCCGCCCATGGCGGCGAAGCCGCGGGCGTACTTGGTTGCCATTCCATGCCCCCGGATTCCTTTGGGCCACCGGTTGAGCCCGTACTTGAGTCCACTATACATGGCAGCGCCACCCATGATGGGTGCGGCGAAGCGCGTCATCTTCCTACCGGTGTCGGTGCTCGACACCAACCCCAGACCGAGTGCGGCCCCCGCGCCAAACGCTCCGGTGCGGATAGCGGCCTGACCGAAGCGCATCTCTCCCGCACGGAATGCGTGCTTCATCGCCATCCCCCCGGAGAAGCGCGAGGCGCGCCCGGATAGGCGGGCACCAGAGGCGGCCATCCCACCCATGCTCATCCCGGAGAAGTACCCGCCCAAGACTGAGCCGATACCGCCCTTGTTGAGCGCATGACGTGCTACCTTCCACGAAGTACCAATGTCCATTGCCTTTGCGATTCCTGACCAAGCGCCCATTATCCACAACTCCTAAAGGATCTCGACCGAACCGGATGTCTGCGCCGAGCCGGAGCAGACCCCAACAGTCGAAGGTGCTGACTATCTATTGTATGCTGAATCGGCTTTGATTGCAAGATCCCAGCCTTACCTTGTCGCATTTCTCTCATCCCACGATCCCTACTCGTCTCGAGCTGGGGCAGTACGCGTAGTTCAGAACCAACCGCCTCCAGGTGGTCCGAATAGAGTTTTCCGCGGTCATTCTCTTTCAGAGCCAGGCCCAGATCGGATCTAGCTGCTTTGATTCCCTCGCTGTTCATTTTGTTGAACAACTTCCCCGCGCTGACTGATCTGCCGTGTTGGGCAACGCCCGTCTCCAGCCGTACCGTTGCAGTCGACGCTGTCTGCTCGAGATGGCTCATTATGGTGTCCTCGGACTCCCATACGTTCCGATCAACCAGCCAGTGCTGTTGCGGGACAGCCTTCACGCGCGGGCGGAGCTGATCCTCCGTCACCGTCCTGGAGAGCTTACGTGTTGGATCACTAGGTGAGCCGAAGTCGGTCATACCTCTCCGGCTGACCTCTCCCATGCCGTTCTCGTTTCGGTACGGTCCCAACGCCTCCACAGCAGGGGTTTCTCTGATCTTGAGTTTGTAGTACGTCCGGGCTTCTTTCATCTTCCGCTGGCGGTCCAGTGTGCCAATCAGGCTCGTCGGTAGTGGTTCCATTACTTGTTTTGGAATCGTTACCTGTGGGCGCTCGCCCTTGGGTATCGGCGGCAGGTCCTCACTGTTCAGCTGGTACGGCACCTGTGGTGCAACCGGGGGTGGCTCTGGATACGACACCGGCTTGGCCATCTCGGTGGGCCGGATGATCCCAGTCTGCTTGTACATCTTTTGTTTTGGGAACTCCAACATGAAGTTCTTCATCGGTGGGTTGGTGTTGGCGTAGATCGCAGCTGCTGACCTGATCGCGCCCTTCTCGTAGTCGAATCCACTGCCGAAGTCGGATACGTTACCCATGGGGAGCGAGGAGGCGTAGACACCACGGACTTGGTTGTACGCGCTTTGTTTCCTCCGTATTCCCTCTATGGGCGTGTACGGTAGGGTTGGTTGTGGCCGATCATCGCCTCTAAAGACAGAGCGAGCAGCACCCACTGCTAAAAGACCAATCAGGCCCAGCGCGGTTGCCTTTACCGCCGTTGGGTGTTTTTCATACACCCCCTTGAACCTATCGAGTGCCTGCCCGGCTATCCTACCGACGTCGTCGGAGAACTCTGAGAGACCCAACACTCCGGGGCGGCCCCGATTCATCTGCGCCAGTATCTCTTCCGGCTTTAGCTGCATATTCGCCGTCGTCTGCAGCGCGTCCGCATCGAGCCTCCATATCTTCGCCATCATCTGGCGTGCGCGCGGTAGTGTCTCTCTCGGCATATTCTGAGCGAATCGGTTGTAGATAAGTTGGCGTTCATACACCATCTGCTCAGCCACTGACGAGCTAGGCATGACCCGCTCGGCCATCTCGCGCGTAGAGGTCCTGCCGGGAATGTTGCGCAGCATCTCTTCGTGCTCAAGTCCCTCTCGGTACACTCGTGTCTTGAATGGATCGATGACGTCGTTGGTGATAGATACACCCCTACCGGACTGGATGTCCAGACGGTGCTGGGCAAAGCTCTTCTCGACGTTCTTGAACTTCAGCCACTCCTGGACGTTGCCCAGCCTCTGCAGGTAGCGGGATTCGTTTGTATCAAAGAGTGCGTCGAACTTAAGATTCCTGCCCTGCGCGCGGTGCATCTTCTCTGAAATCGTCAGGTTGTGCAGGAGCAGCTCACCCTCGATGACCGAGTCGGCGACCGTGGCGTGGGCCTCTGCGCCAACCACGCTCCCCATGCGGGCAAGGTTGAGTACGTTGACGTTGGTGCCGGTGTGGACGTCTGCGCCGAAGCCCTCGATGAGCCCACCGAACTTAGCCCCGCCCAACATGGCCTTGGTGGTGTCCATGAGGTCGAGCAGCATCGTGCGGTCGCCCCGCTTGGCAAGGGCGTGCCGTAGTCCGCCCTCGGCCTCATCGCCCAACCCGCGATAGACGTTCCACCAGTCGCCTACGTCTTGTGACTTGTACGCGCCCTGGATCAGCTCATTAACACTACTCGGCATCATCTTCAGGTCTTGGTAGTACTTGCTGGCGTACTCGGCGGTCCTACCGAGGGCTTGGTACGATTCGGGGTCACCCATGTAGGAGAGCGCAGAGGCTTCGAACTTTGTGTTCTGTATGAGCCCTATCCGGCCCTTCGCCGACGTCAGGAACTCCTGTAGGAGCTGACCACCAGAGATCCGGGCAGTACCTGCGGCCTCGAGCTTCTCTACCTGTGGGAGGATGTGTTTTTCCGACCAGGGAGATATGTCTGCCAGCATCTGCTGGCGAGTGATCGTCCTGGTGGGTTGGGCTAGATCACCACGCATCAGGCGCGACATCGCCCTGGCTTCTTCCGCCGCCCCCGAGGGGATCGCTGCCGGTAGGGTGTAGCCGCCCTTGGATCCGATCAACCACTCACGGGAGCGTGTCACACTCCCCGTGGGGTCAAACTCCACTATCCCACCGGTCAACACAGGGTGTCTAAACCGATCGAGCCCGCCCGTCTCGACATCCATCACGACGAAGCCGCCGCGCATGGTCGATCTCACCCATTGTAGGCTCGGCTCCACTAGATCTTACCTTCCTTGGCAAGCCGTTTGTTCATCGCCGACGCCGCCTGGATCACAGGGGTGCAGGATCCGTAACGCTTCCCGTTACTAATCTTCTTCGGCTCCTTCTTCCACCGTTCGGGATCCTCTACGGTCTCTTTGAGCTTCTCACTGACATCGTACAGCGGCAGCACCTCTGGGTCGTTCTTGTACGCATCGCCGGGGTCACGCGCCAGGTTGCACAGGTCGGGGTTTGAATACCTCGTGCAGGTGTTGGCGCAGTTGATGATGGGACAACAGTAACCGATCTTGGCCACGATGGCATCGTTGCACCGATTGCACACTTCCTTCGACACCGGGACGGGTCCTCCGTATTTAGCCACGACGGCTTGGTGCGAACAGTACTGGACGTACAGGTCACTCTTCTTTGACGATAAATTCGGCATCTTCGATCTCTCCTTGTCGTTCGACTATAAGCTTACGTTTATCACGCATTTCCCGATTAAGATCCTCTATTCGTCTCGCATACTCTGCGGCGAGCGTAGAGGCATCCTTGGCCTCTCTGAGTTCGGCATGCTTGGCCTTATCGAGCCTAGTGGCGAGCATGGTCTCGCGCAGCTTTGCCCGTGCGATCCTCGCCTCCTTTAGGTGGCGGATCACCGGGTTGGGCTTTACGTCGTACATTGGCTCACCGTTATGATCGATCCCCCTCAGCACCCTCTCGACCCCCTTGGGGTTGTCGGAGTACTCACCGTGGAAGCGAGTCTCCATCGCCTCCCAGTTGACGAGCTCTCGTAGGATCGCTGCGTCTACCGATTCTAGATCATCCACACCGAACTGCCTGCATAGCTTGTTGAACCGCCGATCCCCCACCATCTCCTCCCACGGACACGACGTACCCTCGGCGGGCTTCCTACCCATACGGATGAAAGGGCAGTCGCCACGGATCGGACACTCATCGTTACACGAGATCGGAGAGAACCGGGGTCCGGAGTCGGTGCGGACCAAGCACAGCTCGAGCAGCTGCAGTTCTTCCAGTTCAAACTGCTCGTCGAACCCCATGGGGAGCACGAGGTGTTCCGATGGTGGATTCGTAGTGGTCTCGGAATTCTCGGTCTGATCTGAGCTCATGATGAAAAAGCTCCACTGCCTTTGTTAGAAACGAACAACCTCGATCGTATTTATGGTCGAAGAACTCCAACATCCTATACAGGTCGAGATTCCAATGCTGAATCAGCTCCATTGAGGGCTTACTTAGGACGGTGTGTACGTCATATCCAACCTCCCCTGGGGCGGTATTGGATGGCTGGTTTGTGCCACTCTGTAAGGACATATAGTACGCATCCAATTAGGGTTGTTCCAGCAGCAGCATCCGCATGTGGTTCGTAATGATGTCTGATTCTAACTGATCCGCCCCCTCGAGGTCCTTCAGCAGCTCCCGCATCAGCTGTGCCGGGCCCGGCACGGCCACGCCCTCACCGACCCGCTTCTCTATCTCGGCCCGCACGAGCAGGAAGATCGTCTCGGCACAATCGGCGGGATCCTCCATATCATCGTCACACACAGAGTCGGCGAGTGCGTCGGCGACTATTCGTGCGTAGGCCTTCCAGTCACGCATTGGACGCTTCTTAAACTTCTTTACAGATCGGCAGGAACCACCCGTCCTGCAGTGCCCCATAGGAGCATCACTAATGGGCGGCTTCATCGTTGCTCCAGTGGTCGTCTCAGCCTTCCCGTCCAGTACCCGCGGGGCGGCTTGTCTATCTCGTAGGCCCTGCACCAATTTGCGATCGTGACGTCGGTGACGCCGAACATCTCGGCCAGTTTCTTCGACGGGTGGTCCCACACGAGCAGTTCTAGCTCTTCCCGTGTTGGTCGCTCGGCGATCCGCTGATCCTTCTTCGCACACTCCTGGCTACAGTACTTGGTCCGGGTAGGACGGTAGCATCCCTCTCGGTTACAGGTAAAGTACTCAGGTTCCTTTGGACGCATCTTAAACTTCCTTACAGATCGGCACAGACCATCCGTCCAATCCTGCCCAGTTTGAACAGTTTGAAGAAGCGGTGATTAGATGGCTGGTTGCGCGTTCGGTTGATAGGTTTCCTCCTCATCCAACCAGCAGGTCTGGATCGTCATTAACGATGATCATCGACGGCCCCAGCCGGGCTAGGTCGACAATCGTATCGGACATCATCACATCGTCCTTAGTTGCCTCGTAGGCCGCTTCTGTTACAAACACCACATCAACGGTCAGTCGGTGCGCGCGGATCATAAGGTTATGGGGGCACATACAGATGAATACATCCGTGGTGGTCTCGACGTAGTCGGGGTAGTAGTTGACGACCGCGCCCTTGCTCTCTTCGATGATGTTGCGCGTTACCGTCAACGCCTCCTCTGGTGTCTGCGCGACCACGGCGATTATCATTGGACGCTCCTTACGTATCCCTGCCTAATGGCGCACGACCATCCGTCCTCGGCGCCCACCAAACGAAGCAATCATAACTCCTCCTTGAGTTGGGTGAAGAACCTTATGAGGTCGTTACAATCCGTCCTCGTCAGCGGAAGGTCGCGCAGGGAGCAGACCGAGTAGATGTGGGCGGCAGGCCCCGAGGGCGGCGTCAGGTGGAGGTCGAGGTGGATCTGCTCGGCGTCTACCCGTAACGCAACCCACTTTGTCAGTACGGATAACTTCACCTGTACCACCGAATTACAACAGTAAAGACGCCCATCGACAGCGTGAACACCACGACGATCGTCGTCAGCCACACGAAACAGAACCACTCGGGGTCGACCTGTCGGGCCACTACGTACGAGCCAACCATGACCAGTGCGAGATAGGCATAGCCGAGTAGGGCGATAAATGGAGAATCATCATCCATACGTCTAGTATAGCATACTAGGGAGGTGTGTCAACAGTGGGTTTGTTTGGACGCTTCGTAGGCTTCTCTGCCTAATGGCAGGAACCATCTGCTCGCTCTGAGCGAGTCGTCCTGGGTGCCCCATAGGGGAGGGGTGGGGGATTCGTATGTTTGTTTCCTAGGTAAAGTCGAAAATCTCATATAAAAATTTTTACAGATGCCGAAGCTCATCGGGTACCCCAAGGAGCCAGTATTGGATGGATGTCTCTTGGCGATCTGTGGGGTAGTGGGGTCGGCATCC